AGTGAAGAAGCCGTTCGTATTTGCAGGGAAGACTTGAATGAAGTGATTGCCAGCTTTGTACAGGATAAAACAGCCGTCGAGAGAGGATTATTCGACGAAGAAATGGTGCCTGAAGAGCTGACTGAACACCTATGAGATAAACCAATCAGTAACTATGGGATAATTGTGGGAGAAATTGGGATCGATTGGGGAATATCGGGAACGTTTTTGAAAAAACATTGCAGTATGTGAAAAGCCATCAAATAGCCAAATAATCCGAGACAATCTCCAATATCTCACTCTCGTCATCTGAGCTGATCCCCAAGAATGGCCTTGCCGGAATTGTCTTACCCGGAATCATGGAATCAGCAGCCGTCGTTCCGCCAAATTGTTGCATCGCTGCATACGGGAGAGGAGACCCAATCAGTAACTGATCACCTTGAACTTGATAGGTGATCGTCGTTTGCAGCTCTCTGGTTTTACCTGTCAGGGGTTTCTTGTTCCGGGCCTGACGGGTGCCGAATTCTTGAAAATACAAATCCAATGTGACTGGAGTATTGGCGATCCACTTGTTGCCGTTATGGTCTTTGGCATCCTGAAACCGTTGTTTTGTTGAATCAACCAGCTCCTCACCAATTACCCTCATCACCGGCCTGGGGTCTTCAGCCTTCTCAAACAGCCGATTCAGAACATCCAAGACTTGTTGGCTATTGTTTCCAACCGTAATCCTCATTTGCCACCACCATCAATCCACTGGTCAATATCAGCTTGGTATTCTTCAGGGCCGCTGGCGCTTGATAGTCCAATCGGTTCATCAGTTATCAGCGAATTGGGATCGATACCGAGTTCTGATAATTCCTGCAATTCTTCGGGCGTAAAGTCTGGGCGCTGAATTGTTTTGGTATTCAGACCAGGCTTCTGCGATGAACTCTTTGATGTTGTGTCCGGCATACGTCGATACCTCCTGCTTGATGCCCTTGTCCAGGGCTTCTCTGAATAATGCTACCACTTCCGGGTCTTTTTCTAACGCTAACAACCCATCCAACTGATGGCCTAACTCGTGATCAATAATGCTCTTGATCGAATCACAGCCGGGTGGATGAAATTGAGACACGACACTCTTCCCCAGTGAATACTTGAGTGCTTCTGGAGTTCCCCCCCATTTTTTATTGACTGCCACACCTCGGACACCGTCTTGCATCCATGATTGTGCCCAAGCATTGCCCGGTGTTCTGGGTTTCTTAACAACCCGCTTGGCGTATCTGATAGCCTGCTCTTCAGACATACCAGCCTTAACGTATTCAGCGGACTTTTCAGCAACCTTCATGTTGTACCAGCGCGTAAACTGCGCCTGAGCACTGCCAATAAACTGCTGATTCTTTCTCAACTCTGGGAACTCCGTTAAATGGCGAACCAGGCTTTCGTTGAAGGCATTGGCTACTTCAGGCTTCACGCCGGAGTAATCCGCATAATCGACCAAGTCATTATCAACCGCCCACTGACCAGCCGCTTTTGCTGTTTTCTGAGAATCAAACTTGAGTTTGTCAACGGTCTTTCCAGCGTCGCCTTTAAAGTCTTTGGCCATCGTTGGCGGCAGGGCTTGAGCTTTCTTACTAACAAACCCGCCCAATTCTTCAACAACAGATAGACCTGGTTGATACCCCCAGCCCTTGTCTATTCCAGGGGGTGCTCCAGTTTTGCTATCTGATTCACTCCAACCACCTGGTGGCTCGGTAGCAGCACCTTTGGGAGGTTTACGTTTGGCCGTCACATAGCAGTGGCAGCCCCAACCATTGGGCGGATAGTGAGTCTTCCAGAATGGGTGATCGTGAGGCAGAGTGAGCTGGCTTTGGCCCCACTTGTAATGGTGAGGGCGAGGATGAATCACGTTATCGTTATGTCGATACGTCCACCACGGTGCAATTTTAATCAACTGTGGGTTTTTGAGTTGGGCCAATCTACCTGACGCATAACTCGTCAGCATATTGGTCTTGTAAATGGTACGGGTGCGCCAATCACGCTCACCGTTATAGGCCCACCCATGCTTGGCAACGATTTGATCGAAATCTTTTCTGAATCCTTCCAGGCCACCATCATGATTCTTAAGCCGTTTATCAACAGAAGCAGCCAGGTCAGTCAATAGATCCGCTTTCATTGCCCCCGCGACGGTAAACGCCCGGTCGTGAGCGTTATGCATCATATCCGTCCACTGAGCCGTCGGAACCAACTTGCCCAACCGTAACTCCAGCGCTTTGAGTTGTTCCTGAAACTCCAACTGAACGCTGTCCTGACTGCGACCAGTCACATCCAATGCGGCACTGGTCGGTTTTTTATTCGCCATCAGCATCAACTTCATCAGTGACATCAGCCCGGCCTTGGGCGTCTGCCGTGGCGAAGGCCAGCTCCATCACTGCCGCCATGCTGGTTGAATCCAGATCATGATAGCTATCGAGAATCTGGTCTCGTAGTTGTTCCAGACTGTCAGCATCGTTAGCCATGGTACGGATCTGCTCAATCCAGTCCCGCAACGGGTCAGCAGCTCCTTGTTGCAGCAGTTCGATCATTGCGTCTGTGTTGGCGCTGTCATGCTCATGAGCTCGATCACCTTCAGCAAAATCCTGACCTTCGTCCACCGCGTCGGTTTTGATCTCATCCGCCGCCGCATCCGCAAGCTTTCCTTCCTGCTGATTGCTGGAATGCGTCGGCGAAGACGCATTTGACGCTTCTTCCAGATCCTCTTCATTCAGGTTGTAGGCCCGCATCCAGTACTGTTTGGAAAACTTCACACCAGCGGTCGTGAGCTTTTGATCACGATCAGCCTGATTTGCATCGCCTTCTTGCGGTTCCCAGAGATTAAATTTAGGAGCTGGGCCGTTGATGCCATTGGCGTACATAATCCATTCGGTCAATTGGTTAACCGTACTTTCAACCAAGCGAGCATCAGCGTCGCGTAGATCATCTGCTACTTGTAAGCCAGACTGAGCACTGGCATTCGTAGCGCTGGCTTCCGTCGTCTGGTTTTGCCCAAGCAGAGCAATGTTGATTTCAGATCGGCACCACATCAGCAGTCGCTCAAACGCTTCAGCCGCTCCGGCTTTAGCAGCAGCCTCCACAATATCAACCGAGGAATCATCAGGAATCACTGCGATGGCATCTTGGGTCATACTTTCAAGATCCATGGCCAACTCAGCTTTAACGTTGCCAGAAGTATTCCTGGGCACCTTACCAACCAGCCATGGAGTACCGTACTTCTCGGCGAACTGAACCCAAAAGCGCATGCCGCCTTTTTTAAAGGTAGTAGGCCAGAACACCATCGCCAAATCCGCTACACCCCACGGGTTTTGATACGTTGCACCATTGCGCGGTAGCAGGAATTTACGCGGTGGCAGGGCTTCGCCCTCCAGCATATGATCGCGGCTTTTAAACCTCAGCTCGTTATCCGTGCTGAATACAAACCACTCCGGTGGCTTGGCAACCATGTCGGCAGGAGCCGTCCAGCGCTGACCTTTGCCCCATAAAATCTCAATGGGCTGATAGCCATATAACGTGGCTTCCAACACATCCTGAAGCAGTTGGTTAATGTCCAAATCATCCAGGACTGCCTTGACATTACGCTCGGTTCTTGCCGTAGCATTGCCACGTTCCAGACCCCATTCCAGTGCTGTCACCGCTGCTTTGCGTCGCCGCACGCCAGCTCCCACAGCAGCGTCACCCAACAGGTCACGGTAAATTTCAACGCTTCGGCCTTTGGCCCTGAGAATCGGGTCAGGATTCGGCAGGTAACTGCCCAATGCCGTAAAATCAGGGGAACGATCACGAGTAACGATATGATCAGAGAAACTGCGCTTCTCACCGAACTGCACAAATTGATCGGGCGATACCCAGATGCCATTGCTCATGAGTAGCCCTCAAACATGGAATTGGATTCACGCGGGCGACGAGTCGCCACCTCGACTGGGCCTTTATTCACGTTTTCTGCAGCAAAATGACACATCACCAGAGAAATCGCGCTGTCACCGTGACGCTTACCTTTGTCTGCACCGGTCGTGCGCTTGTTCATCAAGCGAGGAACACCGTTCACTACCTCAATAGCCCGTAGATCATTCAGAACATCGTCGTCATCGGGTAGCTCGTCGAGCGTGGCATCTTCCAGAGCGGCCTTGAATGGCGGCATATTTTCCCGGTACCAGCTCTCGCTCAGCATGACCATGGCCACAATCGACTGGCCGA